GGGCACCAAAAGCGGTCACTTTTTGAGTTTTTTTTGTGGGTGTTACAACGGTAAGGTGTGCTCAGCACAGGGGTTATGAGCAGTGGCAAGGAAGCCGAAACAGGGCAGTCTGCGGGGCGGTAAACTATGTGCGAATCGCCCCAAAACAGCGAAGAAGACATCGAAACCGGCGAGGAAGCCGTCGCCTGGTCTCACGTCGGCGCGGGTTCGCAAGTTGGCGCTCGACTTTGAGGATCTCCCCGCCGCGGACGCTCATTTAGGGCGACGTCACGACCTGCCGGTCTTGCTCAAGGAGTATCCGGAGCTTGAGGGGGCCTGGCGGCGGGGTCGGTTCCTCCGGCACCTGCGCCGTCTGGCGGCCAGTGGGACGACCGTCGCCGAGGCAGCCCACCACCTAGGTCTGGGGGCCGCGAGCGACCTGCAGGAACAGATTGTCACCGATATCGAGGTCGCCGGCATCTGGAACGAAGCGCGGCTGGAGACGGCGGTCGACGTCAAGGAGCAATGGCTGGAGAAGGCCAAGGCCGGCAACGCCCGCGCGATGGCTCAGGTCGAGACGGCCTTGCGTAACGAGATCGCGCATGCGGCGATGGACATCCACACGGTCCCGGAAGAGAAGATGTGCGAGATCGCCGGCGTGGCGCGGATGACGCTGAACCGCTGGCTCCGGGAAAAGGGCATGCCGCGCAACGCCGGCGAGGCGACCTACGATCTACCGGCGGTCTGGTCCTGGTTCGAGGGGTTCGTCAAGAGCCGCGTCACCGGGACGACACCGCCGGCGATCGAACCGCTGCGAGCCGAGAAGGTCCGGACCCAAGCCCTGCGCAACGCCGAGCTCGAGGGCCGGCTCTGGGATCGGGAGACGGTCCTGGCCGGCCTGCAGGCCCGGGCCCGCCTCCTGGCCGAGACGCTCAGCGCCGCCAAGGCCTCCGAATTGGGCCAGCGCCTGGCCGGCCAACCGGCCCCCCAGATCGCCCGCATCCTGGAGGACTTCTTCACCGACGCCCGGGGCGCCGCCTGCCGGATCCCCGACGACTGCAAGCTGCCGGCCGCCGCCGCTGCGGTCTGGACGAAACTGATCGAGGCCCTCGAGGCCGGAAAGGAGACACGATGACGACGGACGAGCATGGTGTGACACAGGAGCACCAGGTGAAATCAACGGATGACGATCAGGCTTATCTTCGCTGCATGATCCTGCCGGTGGATGAACAGGACATGCTGGCGATCATAAGGGCGTCGACGGCCGGCCTGCCCGGGACGGTGACACTACCGCACTGGCCGGAGTTGCCGGACGGTGTGGTCGTACAGGCGGTGCATTACGAGGTGCGGTCGCGTTGTTTTCTGTTCCGGCTTCAGCACGAGAGCTTCGCCGTGGCGTCGCCCTACACGGAGCTGCCCTGGCTGCAGACTGGAGAGCGACAGACGGTTCGGTTGGCGGCCGTTCTGGGCGAAACACCATCCAGCATCGACAATAGCCCTGCCTCCGTCGTCGGGCGAACGTTTGTCTTCCTCTGCGCGTGCGGGGCCTACGCCTGCCGGTCGTGGGACCACCGGCTCCAGGCGTCGAACCAGTGTGCCCAGTGTCACCAACCGATGGAGCTGATCGGTGTCACCGAGACGCGGTCGACGGCGCTGGGGTTGGCAGCGGTCAAAGCGATCGAGATGCAGTTGTTTGGCAGTGAGAAAGGGAGGCCATCATTCGGCCGCAACCGGCCGTGCTTCTGTGGCAGCGGCAAGAAGTTCAAGTTCTGCTGCCTGCACAACCGATCGGGCAGCGCGGAGATCTCGCTGGGGGCCGAGCGATGAATGAGGGGCTCTGTCGGACGCTGGGCGGCGTGATTATCTGGGCGTACTACCGCGATCTCGAGGAACCGCGCCGCGTGACGGCTTACTGGCCGGCGTCACCGGTGACGCGGCGAAGCCAGGTGCTCGACCGAACCCCGGTCGGCCGCTTCTCCGGCCATCGCGACTGGACCCGCGGTCGGTCCTGGGATCGGAGGCATCGGTATGGTTGCCGCTGAAGCCCCAACCTTCGAGCCGCTGGGTCTGCAGGCCTGCGAGGCGGCGATTCTGGCGCCGCGGGACAAGCCGGCGATGGCGGACTGGGCCGAGGAGCACTGGTTCCTGCCGGCGAAGGTGGCCAGCCATCCGGGCCGGTGGAGCCGCGTCTTTACGCCGTACCTGGTCCCCATCATGGAGGCGATCACGGCGCCGTCGGTCCGTTTCATTTCCATTCTCAAGGCCAACCAGATCGCCGGGACCGAGCTGGTCAACATCGCGATCGGCTATTGGATCGACTGCGACCCGGCGCCGACGATGGTGGTGATGCCGACCGAGGACCTGGTCAAGGACCGCCTGGCCTATCGACTCAAGCCCACGTTCCAGGCGAGCGAGCGGATGATGCGGCACCTGGGCGGCGACATCACTCAGTTCAATATCGGCAAGGCCACCGAGTTCGACACCATGAACCTGTTCATCGCCTGGGCCAATTCGCCGGCGACGCTCGAGGACAAACCGATCTGCAACATGGTGCTCGACGAGGTGGCGCTGTTCCCGGCCCAGGCCGGTGGGACGACCTCCCCGCGCCGCCTGGCGGCAATGCGCCAGACGACCTACTCCTGGCGCAGCAAGCTGATCGCCCTGGGCAAGAGCTTCTATGCCCACGACCCGGCCGACGAGGCCTATCGGGCCGGCGATCAGCGGGAGTACTTCGTCCCGTGTCCGAAGTGCGGCCACTTCCACATCATGGCGACCGAGCACATCCAGATCGCCAAGCGCAAGGACCGGGCGGGCCAGGTCACGCCGTTCTATGAGGCGGCCGAGTACCTCGAGGACGATGGCCCGCGCGTGGCGTACCGTTGCCCCCACTGCCGGAAGTCCTGGACGGAGGCCCAGCGCTGGGCGGCGACGCAGAAGGGACTCTTCCTGCCGGCCGGTTGCACGATCGATAAGCGCGGCCGGATCGAGGGCGACGCCGGACGGCGGGCGTCGATGAGCTTTCGCATCACCGGTTTGATGGCCTATCCCGGCTTCCTCTCCGTGCGGCAACTGGCCGCCGAATGGGTCGAGGCCCAGGTCGCCCGCCGGTCCGGCGACATCGAGCCGCTGAAGAACTACTTCACCGCCCGCGAGGCGCAGCCCTGGGTCGAGACGGCCAAACAGACGCCGGAAGATGCGCTGCTCAAACACGTCGACGACAGCTACGAGATGGGCTTCGCTCCGGAGGGCGTTCTGGGCGTGACACTCGGCTTCGACGTTCAGCTCGATCACGTGTGGGTGGCGGTCTACGGCTGGGGCTATCTCTTCGAAGGCTGGCTGCTCTGGGCCGGCCGGATCGAGACGGGCGACACGCGCCAGGTGGCCAACTTCCAGCCGTTGACCGAGTTGATCGGCGCCGGGATCCCCACGGCGGCCGATCCGGGCAAGCGGCTGGCCGTGGTGATGGCCTCCGGCGACTCGGCCTACCACCGCGACGCGGTGACCGAGTACGCCTGGACCGTCCAGGACAAGGGCCTGCCCGTTGTGGCCGCCCGGGGTAGCGAGCATGTCACCCAGGCGGCATACAAGGCCTTCCGGGCGCCCGTGCAGGGCAAGGGTAACGCCAAGCGGCGCCGGGATCCGCGGACGATCATTCGCTACGACGTCAACGTCAACGCCTTCAAGGATGCGCTCTATCGCGGGCTCTATGAGAACCAAATCCCCGGGCCCGGGTACCTCCATTTACCGAAAGATGTCACCGAGGACATCCGCCTGCAACTGTCGTCGGAAGAGCAGCGGACGATCCGCGTCCGGGGCAAAGAGAAGCATATCTGGGTCCTCAAGAAGGGCCGCGCCAATCACCTGCTCGACGCCAGCGTCCACGCCCGCCTGGCCGCCGAACTGGCCAACTTCCGGTGGATCCGGCCCGGCGGTCAGACCAGCAAACCCGTCGGCAAGCCCCTGGCCCGCCGACCGATCCGCACACGATACTGAAAGGAGCACGACATGGTCTTCACCTTTGAAATTGATACCCGCCGGCGAGACGGACGGATATGGGCATGGCGGCCGCAACTGTTCAGGGGCACATGGATGGGTCGGCGGAGCTGGCGCATCGGGTGGGGAGTGTTCGCTCTTTCCATGTTTCGTGAGAGGGGCCTGCGAGACCTACTTGAGCATGTTGAATCGGGGCAAGGGCAGTGGGTAGGGCCGTTGCAGATCCAGGCCGCCGAACTCGCCGAGCGCAACCGCACCATAGGAGCATACCGGCATCTATTCCGTGGGAATAGAGACGAGCAGCATCGTCGCTGGGTGATCGACGATTCTCAAGCGGCGCTGGACCCACACTTAGATAATGAACGTCCCCACTGGACGTGGGAGTAAGGATCGCGACATGAGCAGGCAGCTAACCGAAATCGCTGTCGACCAGGCGGGCGACGAGATCTGGCGGGAGCCGTTCGATCGCCAGCGGCCCGCCTCGCCCGGTGACACCGTCACCCGGCCTGACGGCCGGTTCCGTATTCTCTCGATGACACTGCAAGGCCAGACCGTGTGCACCCGCGTGGAGCGGGACATCGGCCGCAAGAAAGGAGTCTCATGAGCACCCAGAAAAAAAGGTACGTCTTCCCGTCCAAGAGGCAGTGTACTCGGTGTAAGCAATATGACACCGAGGCTCGCCGCGGCGGCGACCAGGAGACGGGCAAGCAACTGCGTATCTGCCGGCGGGCGACCTGCCGCTGGAAGTTCGCCGTCAACGGCATTCCTGTCGAGACGCCGCCGGAGCAGGCAGAGAAGCGCAAGCCGTTCGCCTGTCCCCATTGCGACAAACGCTACGGTCGCCAGGGCGACCTGACGCGCCACCTTAACCGAAAGCACCCACAGAAAGGACCGGACCATGCCGAAGGACGTACGGATACTGACACCGAGCGGACATCTACCGAGGACGCCGCAGGACATCACACCGCCGCCGGTGACGCCGCCCAAGTCGGAGCCGCCGCCTCTGGATCCGGAGCTGACTGAGCACCTGCGGGCCGAGCCGGTGTTGTGCCAGCAGCTCTTGAGCGCCTTCCACGCCGGCCGCTGGCTGATGACGGTCCACTGGAAGGGCAAGGACTCACCGCCCGACGATTTGCGTCATGCCGAGACACACAGGCAATTCCCGGTCGCCGACATGCCGGGCGCCCTGGACCACATCAAGGGGCAACTGGCCGCCGCCGAAGGGCGGGCCCCGGCGGCGGAGGATTGGACATAGGACCGATAGGACCCATGGGCCCTATGAGGGGGAAGATTCCTCCAGATTCTGGAGGGAAGTTGCGAAAAGGTGTTGACCGGCGGTTGTGCTGACTGCCGTTGAGCGTCGATAATAGCTAATGAAACAGGGGCCGGGCGGGGTCAACTGGGATCTCGCCCGGCCCCGTGTTCTTTTGAGACAATCAAGTAGTGCCATGCAGGCGATGGCTGGGCGGAGCCGCACCCTTCCCCAGTCGTCGCCTTTTTTCTTTTGTGGAGTGGCCTGATGGCCCTGACCAGCAGTTCGACACTGACCGACGCCTTGAGCCAGTACAAGGACAATCTCGCCTGGTGGGAGAGCGAGACCAAGGCGGCAAACCTGCTCGAGGCGGTCCTGTACCTGCTGGCCTGTCGGCCCGAGCAGTTGGCCACGGCGTCTCAGCAGGTCACGCACAGCTCGCTGGCCGCGCTACAGGGCAAGCTCGAGGCTAAGGTCCTCAACACCGCCAGCGGCGCCCAGCGAGCCAACTTCGTCCGGGGGAGGTGCCTCGGCGTATGAGCGGTTCCGTATCCATCCTGGACGCCGGCGGCCGGCCGATCGCTCGACGGGCGAGTCGACCGCGTCACACGCACGGCCGGAACGTCGACATCGAGCGTCACCCGCGCGGGACCTACGGCTTTACCGGCTACGGCTACCGCGCCGCCAAGGCCGCCACCCACGATGGGCGCGCCTACACCTCCTACTCCGGCGATCAACACCTGAGCTATCATCGCAAGGCCCTGCTGGCTCAGAGCCGCGACCTGCAGCGCAACAACGGGATCTACGTCGGCATGATCGGTCGCGCGGTCAACTACATCGTCGGCAACGGCTTCGGCCTGCGAGTGCGGACCTCGAGCAAGGAGGCCAACACGAAGATCGAAGGCCTGTGGCGCCAATGGTGGAAACGGCCGGAGGTGCGGGGCCTGCTCAGCGGCGGCCAGGTCGCCCGCATGGTCTGCCGGGAGCTGCTGACGGCCGGCGATCTCGGCGTGATCAAGACGGACAAGGCGACGATCCGCCTGATCGAGGCCGAGCAGATCGACCACCGCACGATCGACGACGGGATCGACAAGAACGACTATGGCACGCCGACCTTCTACCACGTCTGCCCCTACAGCGGACACGGTCGCGTCGACACGGCCAAGCAGAAGACGGTCAAGGCTTCCGACTTCCTATTCCTGGTCGATCCGAAGCGGCCGAGCCAGACGCGAGGCGTCCCGGCCCTGCAGTCGAGTTTCCCGATGCTGCACCGGATCAACGACGTCTGCGATTCCGAGGCCATTTCCTGGCAGTTGCTCGCCCGGTTCGCCGTCGCGGTCCTGCGTGAGGGCGGCCCGGGGATGGGCTATAACGAATCGGCCACCAACGACGAGAAGACCGACGACGAGGGCAACGACACAACCACGCGGATGACCGAGTTGGACTATGCGTTGATCTTTCACGGCAACCCCGGCGAGGAGGTCAAGGGCATCGAGCGGAACATCCCGGGCAAGGACTTCCCCGCGTCGATCCGAATGTTCCTGCGGCTGCTGGGCCTGCCGCTGGGCCTGCCGCTGGAGATCATCCTGCTGGACTGGACTCAGAGCAACTACTCGCAGAGCCGCGCGGTCCTCGAGCAGGCCTTCACGACGTTTCAGGCCTACCAGGACCTCCAGGAGGGCGGCTTCTACGGCCCGCTGCTGGCCTGGAAGATCGAGCACTGGGCCGATGAGATCGGCGCCCGCGCCCTGAAGGAACTGCGACGCGGGATCCGCGGCGACGGCGCGGCCGTCGCCGAGTGGATCCGCCCGACCTTCCCGTGGCTGGACCAACTGAAAGAGGCCCAAGCCCAAGGCGCCAAACTGGACCGGTCGCTGACGACCCACGCCCACGTCTGTAAGTCCCTGAACCTCGATCGCGAAGACGTCGTGGCGACGCGCACCGCCGAGGTCGAAGAGGCGATCCAGATCGCCCAAAAGATCAGCGAAAAATACAACGTCCCCGTCGCCTGGGAGCACTTCGCCGGGCTCGAGCCGGCCAAAGCGCCGGCCAAGCCGGCCGACGATGACGACGATGACGACAAGCCCAAAGACGGAGGGTCTGACGATGATCGATAGAGGCGTATCCCTGGTTGTTTCGTCCGGTTCCGCCGCCCGCGTCTTGGCCGCCATCGGTTCGGAGTTCTGGGGCATGAGCGAGGACGGCTTCGAGCGGTTCGTCGCGACGCTCGACCAGATGCCGATCGGCGAGCAACTGCTGGAGATCCAAGCCGCCCAGCCGAGCAAGCCGGCCCTGGCCGTCCAGGGCGACGAGGCGGTGATCGGGATCCGTGGTGTCCTGTTGACGAGTGTCCCCTGGTATTTCGCACTCTTCGGAATCGAGGCGACGGCCTACGGTGACATCCAGACCCAGTTGGCCGAGGCCAACGGTGACAGCCGCGTCAAGCGGATCCGCCTGGACGTCGATTCGCCCGGCGGGATCGTCACCGGTGTCGCCGAGACGGCGGAGATGATCGCCGCGTCGGACAAACCCGTCCGCGCCGTGGTCGGCGGCATGGCCGCCAGCGCCGCGTACTACCTGGCGTCCCAGGCCAGCGAGATCGTCGCCGCCGACATCAACGGGCACATCGGCTCGATCGGCGTCTTCACGGTCTACTACGACTATTCCGAGCGGTTCGAAAAAGAGGGCTTCAAGGCGGTCGTCATTCGCTCGGGCGAACACAAGGGTATGGGCGTGATGGGCGCCCCGATCACCGACGAACAGGTCGCCGCCGTCCAGGAGGCGATCGACCAGATCCACACGCACTTTGTCCAGGCCGTCGCGGCCGGTCGCGACATGGACGAAGACGAGGTCCGCGAACTGGCCACCGGCCGCACCTGGCTGGCGCCCCAGGCCCGCGAGAAGAAATTGATCGACGCGATCCGCGTCGCGACAGCATCCCAAGACTCCGAAACGGCGGCCGCTGAGGCCCACCAAGCAAAAGGAGATGTGACTATGGACAAGGAACGTGAAGAGGCGTCGGTCGACGTCCAGAGCATCAAGGCCGAGGCCGAGGCTGACGGCGCTACCGCCGAGCGGGCCAAGCTGGCCGAGTTTAAGGCCGCCTTCCCGGACGACCTGCCGTACGCGGTCAACGCCTACGAGAGCGGCGCCACCGTCGAGCAGGCCAAGGCCCTGTACACGCCGCCGGCCAAAACCGCGCCGAAGGCCGAGACGGCTACCGGCGCCGACGCCACGATCGGGGCCAGTGACGCCGAGGGCAACGCCGCCGCCGAGGCGGGCGAGGATTTCATGACCGTCGCGCGGCAGCGGGCCAAAGAACGCAACATCGGCATCACGGCCGCGATGCAGCAAATCAGCAACGAGCAGCCGGATCTGCATCGCCGTTTCAAGGTCGCCGCCGAAGAGCTGGCCCATCCGGTCCGGGGCCAACTCGAGCGGATCACCGACTAGTCGCGGCGGCCGACAGCAAGCCGCATCAATCAGGAATCCTTTCTCGAAGGGAGTGACACATTATGAGTGCGCAATCCAACAGCCCGAGCAGTTGGCAGACGGGCGAAGCTCTCGAGCAGTACCGGCGGGTGATCCATACCACCGGTGGAACCGTCAAGTACGCCGACGCCGCCGACTATGGCTTCGGGGTCACCCAGCAGAAGGTCGCCAGTGGTTACCACGTCGCCGTGCGGCACTACGGCCACGGCGGCACGTTGCAGATCGAGGCCGCCGGGGCGATCGCCATCAACGAGCAGGTCTACGCGGCCGCCAACGGGCGCATCGCCGCGACCGGCACCCTGGTGATCGGCACAGCCGTCAAGGCCGCCAGCGCCGCCGGCAGCATCATCGAGGTGATCCCGCACGTCGGTCTCGCCGAGCAGTCCAGTTCGAGCTCGTCCAGTTCGAGTTCGTCCAGTTCGAGTTCGTCCAGTTCCTCCAGTTCCTCCAGCAGTTCTTCGGCCGCCGGCTAATCGCCCCGGTCGCGACAATCGCATAAATAACCACCAGCGCCCGGGCGGGGGCGACGAAAGGAGATTCCGAAATGATCACCTACGGAACCTACGCCACGCCCCGGGCCGATCTCGGCGAGGCGTTCCACGAGTTCGTACCGGAAGGGATGACGCTCATTGCCGATCGCATCTTCCCCAGCTACCCCGTCCAGACCGAGGACGGCACGATCTCGGTCATCACCCGCGAGAATATGCGGGCCGACGAGACCGAACGGGCCGAGGGCGGCACGTTCCGGCGCATCGACATCGAAGGCGAGGATCTCAGCTACACCACGAAGAACCACGGGCTAGAGATCCCTGTGACCGACCGCGAACGCCGCAAATACACCAACGACTTCCAGATCGAGACCGAGAAGACGCAGATCATGAAACTGCGGATGAAACTGCGCCGCGAGTTGCGCGTCAGCCAGGCGATCTTCAATACGACGACCTGGACCGGCGACCTGCAGACCGACTACAGCGGCGCTCCGTGGGACGCCGCCGGCAGCGACGTGATCACGCACGTCCGCACCGCGATGCGGGCGGTCAAGAGCCGCACCGGCGTCAAACCCAACGCCCTGGTGATCGGCGATGCGACGGCCGAGAACCTCTGCTCCAACACCGGCATCATCGCCCGGTTCCCGGATAACGTGACGCTGACCGTTGACCTGATCCGCGAGCGGATGGCGGCGATTTTTGGGCTGCAGCACCTGATCGTCGGTGACGCCGTCTACAACAGCGCCGACCAGGGCCAGGCGTTCAGCGGCGCCGATATCTGGGCGGACGATTACGCCTGGATCGGCCGCGTCGCCGAGGGCGAGGGTTCCCCCGTCCTGACGCCCGCTGTCGGCCGGACGCTGCGCTGGGCGGACATGGCCGGCAATCCCGACACGGTCGATCAGTACCGCGAAGAGCAGACTAAGAGCGACATTCTCCGCGTGGAGGACTACCTCGAGGAGAAGGTCTTCGACGCGTACTTCGGCCAACTGTTGATCGTCGATGAATAAGTCGCGGCCTAGCAGATGAGGGAGGATCGCGATATGGCGTTGAGCGCCCAGGACATCCAGTTAATCGAATCCCGCGCCGAGCTGATCTCCGAGCGCGTCAGCGAGAAGGTGATCAGCAAGGTGCTGGCCGCCCACATCACGAGCTGTGCCCACGGCCGGTTCCTCTTTGCCGGCCGCCGCCTGGTGGTCGGGATCATGATCGGGATCGCGTTGGTCTCGGCCGGCTCCAGTGCCGCGACGGCCTTGTTAATCAAGTTTTTGTGAGAGACCCCCATGGGTGACTTTGTCATCGCACAACAGCAGGCGGCCGCGGCGGCCCTGGATCTGATGGATCCGGAGACCGTGACCTACACGCCCTACAACGGCGTCGCGCGTTCAATCGAGGGCTTCCTCGATCGCCAGCCGCCCGAGGCGGTCGGTCCGGTCGACGGCGTCCCCACCGCCGTGCTGCGGGTCCGCAACGACGCGACCGTCGGGATCGACGCGGCTTCGCTCGATACCGGCGGTGACGTCGTGGCCTTCCCGCTCAAGTGGGGCAGTAGCAGCACGAAGAATGCCCGGATCCTGCAGGTCCTGTCCGTTGATGCGGCCTGGCTGACGTTGGCGATTGGATGACGATGGCGGCCCCCCTGGAAATCTCGGTCAAGCTCGACAAGCGGGCCCTGGACGCCGCCGAGCGGATGCTCCGCGGCATTCCCCACGGTCTGCGCCGCGTCGCGCCGCCGGCGATCAATCGGACCGTCACCCGGACCCGGACGTTCGTCGACGGCATTCTGGCCAAGGAGCTGCCCGTCAAGAAGTCCGCCATCCGCCGCCGCACGCGGATCTTCAAGGCCTCCCGTCACCGGTGGCAAGGCGGCCTGCGGTACAGTGACCACCGTTTCGCCATCAGCAGTTTCAAGGGCGCCCGCCAGACCAAGAAGGGCGTCACGTACAACAGCGGCCAAGGCCGAAAGCTGATCCCCCGCGCGTTCATGACGGCCGGTTTCCGTCATTACGCCACCGGCGAGCGCATCGAGTCCAAGACGGTCTGGCGCCGGGCCCGCGTCCGCGGCACCGGCGTCGGCGAACAGCTCGTCGGCCGTACACCGCTGACGGTTCCCAAAGGCGCCTCGCTCGGCTACATCTGGACCCGTCACCCCGAGATCCGGACTGCCGCCGAGCGGTTCGGTCGTCGTCGCCTCGTCGCCGAGATCCACCACCAAACCCGCCGGATGCTGCGGAGGTACGCATGAGCGTCGCCGTGATCGAATCCATCGCCGCCCGCCTGCAAAGCGTTCTGAACGCCGTCGACGGGTTCACGGCCGTACGCCGCAAGCGCATTGAGTGGAACGCCGAGGTCACCGGCAACACCGCCGGCGTCACGGCGATCCTCGTCGAAGAGGAGACGCCGGTCGATGAGGTCACCGAGGGCGACCTCGTCAACGTGGCGGCCTTCAGCGTCTATCTGATTCTCATCGATTCCGACACCGCGACAAGTCCCATCGCCACGCGGGTCAATCTCGCCCTGGCCGATGCCTGCGACGCCCTGGCGGCCGAGTACGACGTCGGCGGTTGGGCCTGCGCCGGCGGCCTGGCGATCCAGCGGGTCGACCCGATCGAGGACAACGAAGCAGCGATCGCCGGCGTGCAACTGTCGCTCGCCGTCACCTACAGCACCGACTTTGCGGATCTGTCCGCGAAAGGAGTGAGTTAATCATGTTAGCCAGACCGAAACTCGTCGGCTCCGTCAGCGGCCAGGTCAGCTACGTCAAGAGCGCCCGTTTCAACGGTCCGAACCTGGAAATGGAGGACATCACCAACTCGGATTCCCCGGTGATCAACGGCCAGGCCTACCGCGAGAAGGAACCGGGCTTTGCCGTCGGCGGCACCGTCGATATCGAGCTGCTCTGGAACCGCACCGTTCACAACACCCTGCTAGCCAACCTCGGCACGCCGGAGCACTGGTATGTCGAGCGATCCGACGGCTCGCGACGCTGGTTCTGGGGCTACGTCACCACCGACGCCGAGGACCTCGGCCAGACCAGCGCCACCAAGTCGATTCAGATTGACGTAACCGGCGCCGTGACCAGCTCGTCCAGCTCGTCCAGCTCCTCCTCGAGCAGCTCGAGCTCCAGTAGTGCCGGCAGCTAAACCAACGCGGGCGCTGGCCCCGCCAGTGACACAAGGAAGGAAACACGATGCCGAGCGAATGCAGTCATCCAAAACCCTTTGATAAGAACGCGTTTTTCGCCCTGAAGATCAAATCCGAGCCCTACACCGTCCCGGGGACGGATCTCCACATGGAGCTCCGCGGCCTGACGGTCGAGCAGGCGGACCTCTGGGACAGCGACGCGCCGCAGTGCCTCGTGGAGCTGGCGAAGGTTGCCGCGTTCGACCCAGTGACCAGGAAGCGGATCTTCGACGACGGTGACGATGGCAAGTGGCCGGGCCTGCCCGCCGAGATCCTCGAACCGATCGGCAAGCGGATCCTCAGGCTCTCCGGCATGCTCCGGAGCCAGCAGCAGGGGACGGCAAAAAACTCACCGCCGACCCCGAGCTCCAGTTCCGCCTGAGACTGGCGGCGCAGTGGGGCCCGGGGGCCTTCGCGGCGATCGCCCAGATGCCGGCGACTGAGCTGACCCTGTGGCGGGCGGCCGATGCGTTGTGCCTCTTTGGGGAACGGCGGGCCGACAAGCGGATCGCCAAGTTGACGGCGCATCTGATCGCCGCGATCCCGCTCGGGGAAAAGAAGGGCATCACAGTCGAGGAGTTCATGCTGGACGCCGAACCGGTCGCGCCCGAGCAGACCGAAGAGGAGATGTTTGACACGTTCGACGCCGCGGCTCAGCGGCAACAGAAGGGCAGTTGATGGGACGCTACGACAAATCCGGTGTTGATTTCGAGGTGCGGGACCGGTCCCGCGCCGGGGTCAACAGCGCCCTGCAGAATATGTCCCGCCTGGAGCGGTCGACCAAGAGCCTCAAACGCAGTCTCGGCGGGGCCCTGGCCTTCGGCGCCGGCTACCTCGGCGTCCGATCCATCGTCAACGGGTTCGGATCCATCAGTAAGGCCGCGATGGACGCCCAGGAGTCGGAGAACCTCTTCGCCGTCTCGATGGACACCACCGCCTCGAAGGCTCGGGCCTGGTCCAAGGAGATGAGCGACGCCCTGGGCCTGAACGAATACGCCGCGCGGCGCAATATCGCCACCTACAAGGTCATGCTCGAGAGTATGGGCCTGACCGAGCAGAGCGCCTACGACGTCGCCAAGAGCATGACACAACTGGCCTACGACATGGCCAGTTTCTACAACCTCCGGCCGGAGGAGGCCTTCCAGAAGATCCAGGCCGGCCTGACCGGCGAGATCGAGCCGCTCAAGCG